GATACCTAAAGCCTGATCTACGGACTTGGGCCTCGACTGTGTGCTCCGCCGCTACCGTATCGGCCTTGGCGTCATGCGGGAGATGGATAGTCCCATAGACGTACTGCTTCCGCTGGAGCACTTTGAGATAATAACTCATGTGCTTGCCGGTGTACTGGAAGAAATCTATCACATGGAACCAGGTGCCGACCTTTTGCACGAACCAGATCGAGGTCTGGTCGTGTTTGCCTAGGTCGAAGAATACATCAACCGGGACCCCATCTACGTACTTCAGTTCCAGGAACCGCCCCTCGGTAGTCGCGTCACGTAGCTCCTGGGCATAGATAGCCCCATCGAGCATAACGCGACAGTGGCCCTCCCAGACGTTCAGATAGGCATCGTAATTTTTGGCCTTTAGATACTCCATTTCGGCCCGAAGGACATCCGTAAACCACGGGTTGTCGCGCCAGGAGACTTTCTCCATGATCGTATTCGGCGGGGTGTTTGTGACGAAACGATCAAAGGTCGCGTCAGTATCCAACTCCGGGTTGAACGATACCCATATTTCGCTGGACTCTTTCCGGATCGTGGGGATCAGCACGTCCCATGATGCTGCCGTGGTCAGGCCCGCCTCCTCTACCCAGCACACATCCACGCCCTCAAACGAGCGGATCTTGCTGATGTTGTGGCGGATACCCTCGAATGAAAACTCCGTGCCGTTAGGGCCGAGTATTCGGGCTTTTTCGATGTTGTAGTAAGGCTCGAGCTTTAGCTCCTTGATCTGGTCCGATAACAATCTATGAACTGAGTCGGCGATTGAGTTCTGGAACTCACGAGCGCAGAGTACTCGGAGGGGCTGCTGGACGCCTTTAATCAACAGGGCCCTGGCGAACGACCAACTCTTGGCTCCGCCACGTCCGCCGTAGTACACCTTGTAACGGCTGGGTTCCCACAGCCGTTCAAATTTCGGTGCAAACTCAGCGTTGATATTGATTACGTCCACTCGTCACACATTCTATTATCGAATATGGGTCCAGCCCTTAGTAAGTAATCTTGATCTGACCGCCAGCAGCCGTCCCAATGGTACCAAAACGACTGTTACCACCTCCGCCACCTGGAGCACCACCAGCGCCACCTACAGCACCATGCGAGGTAATATCCTCAGTCGCGGCACCGCCTCCGCCTCCACCGTGGTCTTGATCGGCTGCACCATTACCACCGTTATTAGCGGCGCCATTGTTGGCGTTACCGGCGCCGCCACCCCCCGAGCCAGGGTTAACAGCATTAATGCCAGGGGAACCGGCTGCGCCACCAGCTCCGCCTACTTGTCCAGCCGAGTTCTTACCACCGTTGCCGCCAGACTGCGTAGCGCCATCTACAGAGGCGCCAACAGTGCCGCCATTAGCGCCGCCGCCACCGGCAGAGCCGTGGAAACGATCCGTGTTGCTGCCGCCATTAGCACCATTGGCATTTGGCCCGGCAGCGCCACCACCACCACATGAGTTTACTCCGGCGTTACCGCCGGAGAATTTAACTGTGCCGATGCTACCGGCGGCGGTGCCGCCTTGACCGCCACCAAAAATCGGCCCTAGATTACTGGCATTTTGTGCTCTGACTGTTGTTGTTGCAGCAAACCAACATTGGATACTATCAGCGCCAGTGCCAGCGTTACCAGCAGGAACGTTAGTCGAGATAACCTGGCCAGGCGTGACCGAATAGTTAGCGATTGCCGCATAGGCACCGCCACCACTAGGACTGCCGCCGGCACCCCAACATTCAACAGCTATCAAATTTGTTACACCCGGAGGGACCGTCCAGTTCGTAGTTCCGGGCGGTAGATATACCGAGGTACTACCTCCGCCACCCGAAGTTTTCAGTGGAGGTGTAACGATCATTAGAACCCAGTCGCCCCCGCAACCACAATAGTAACATTGGACCCATTAACAAACACACCACAGAGGGCCTGTCCGGTAGCCGGGAGTGACCCGATGAGTTTGATATTAGTGTCGAACGTGGCGGTATGGTTGGCCTGATTGATGTACATGACATAGGTGCCGCCACTGACCGCGTTGGTCGGGTTGGACAGCAGATGACTACCGCTGAGGGTCCAAATAAACGTATTGCCCAGTGACATATCCCAGGCTGTTGGCGCGCCATCAGTCAGCGTGACCGGCGTGGCTCCATTGACCTGTGCCCCGGACCATTGTGTAGCGGCATTTTTCCGTGCGACATTGGTTCCGACTGCTATCGAGCCGGTAGTCGTAATTGTAGACGGACTCAGTATTATATCGGCACCGGCGGTAAGACTCGACACCGTACCGACGCCAGTTCCCAGAGTAAGGATTGAGACTAGTCCATTTACTGTGCCATCGCCGTTGACGTAGGTAACAGCACCGGCAGCGATAGTTATATCAGTCCCACCAACCGAGGCGACAACGTCGGCTGAGCCGACATTAGATAACCATAGAAATCCGGTAAACGGGTCAAATACTGCATTACGGGATACGAGACCGCCCGTAAACTCAATCCAGTTGTTGGCTTGGCTGACGGAACTGGGTATGCTGACGTTGCCAGCGGCGACGCTAATAGACGTAACCCCGAGTTCTCGTCCATACAATTCGGTAAAATTCGAGTTGACCTTAGTGAAAGCGCTGCGTACCGACTCCGCGCTGGGGTCGTTGTCGAAGGTCCCGTTGTTGATAACAGCCTGGGTCATTGGGACAGGAACTCCGTCACCACCGCACAGCCCTTAGCGGCGTCTCCGCCGGCTTGATTGTTGGTAGAGGTCGAGGCAGCACCGCCGCCACCTGAGCCACAGCCAGTGCCCACTCCGCCGTCGGCGCTAGCTATCGCGCCAAGGCCGGCGCCGCCCCAGGGGCCAGCTCCGCCATTGCCACCGGAGCCGATTACAGTGGCAATGCTCGTCCCGACTGAACCGGGGTGGCCGGGATTGCCTTGGACTTTGACTGTGCCCGTGCCGGAGGCCGGGCCGCCAGTACCGCCAACAGCGGCCAAGCCCGTAGCGGCGCCGTTGCCTGTAGGCGTGGGAGCGCCTTTAGCCGTGCATAGGCTCCCAAATGTCACGTCGCCGCCAGCGACTCCATCGTTGGCTCCGGCTGCGCCGCCAGTTCCAGCTGTAGGCACCGTAACGGTCTGCGTGGCACCGATTTGAGCGGCAGTAAGCCAGCAACGGCTGTAGGCGCCCGAGGCACCCCCACCAGCTGACTGGCTATGCGTGGCTCCACCGCCAACTCCACCTCCACCGGAGCCACCTCCGACGACCTCGACTATGGCGCCGATCTCATGGGCGTCGGCAGTGAACGTGCCAGTAGCAGCAATGGCGGTGATTTTGATCTTGGCGAATGGGACGACAGCGAAACCGGGGTCCGGATAGGTACCTGACAAGACGCCTCCGGCGCTGCCACTAGGCGTTCCGCCGGAGCCTAAGATCGGCCCGATACTCTGGCCCCAGGCGGGGCCTACGGCGAGGACTAGCCCAAGGGCTGTGGCTAGGCCCCGGAGCCGACTACTGCTGCGCGGCATAGAACGTATCCCCCATTGTGCCAGTGATCGAGACCTGATCCTGGAGCGTGATGCCGCCGACGGTGCAGTTCACGGCCTGACCAGCAGACAACACCACAGAGGTGTCTTTAGTAGCGCTGGCGATGGCCCCAAAATACACGTACATGCTGTGGGTGCCGGTGTTCTGCACTGTGCAGCCGCTGCGGCCCTGGGACCCGGACTGGATCGGTACAGCAGCCCAGATGGACTGGAACGTGTCCGTGACCGTGACCGTAGAGCTAGAGTTGGTACTTGTGACCTGGAGGGGATATGTTTTGACAGCACTCTGGGCATAGCCAAAGCTCGGCGCAAGGGCCAAGACTAGAGCTACGACTAGACATTTGAACTTGCTCATGGGGCTCTCCGACCGGGCTCGGCTCCCGGTCTCTGGGTTACGCCGCGAGGTCCAGAATAGCGTTCCCCACGAACTTACCGAGGGTTGAGCTATACCGGAATGACAGATAGTCCGTGTGGCCAGAAGTCGTGGTCAGCGTGGGGTCTGTTCCCGCCGCCCACAGCACATTGGTCCAGCCGTTGGCTGCGACGGTCTTGCTGCCGCCAGAGCCCTGAGTCACGAACAGGCCGATGACCTGGCCGTCCACCGCGCCGGACATGGTAAACACCTCAGACGTACCGGCAATAGTCCAGTTCAGCGTCTTGATACCGGCGACGGACTGGGTAACGGTGCCGCTGTTACCGGCATCGGTCACCGTGCCAATGCCCCCGCCGCCCAATTGGGCGATGGTCAGGTATCCTGACTCAGGGGCTACGCCCTGAGTCGCCAATGTATCGCAGGGGATCTGCTCAAGTCCCGTGGGGGCCGAGATGTTGACTAGCCCTGGGGTAAAATATCCGCTCATTTGTTGCACTCCACCCAGCGGCTTGGTTATAATCGGGTGCTAGAAGGCTGGGACCACTCCTAGCCCTTCAACCAGGGCGTATGCCGTGGTATGGTGTTATTTCCGGGCCAGATACTTCCCGGCAGCACCCAAGCTGGAGGTCTTGGGCCGGGAGGCTCCACCGGAGGCGTGTTGCACGCCAGCAGATACCTCCAGCTTGGGTTTCGTAGCGCTAAAGCGCTCGCATGAGCTGTAGCCGTCTTTGCCGGAGTGAGACTCGGAGATTATATAGCCATTCTCGATCTTCCGACAAGAGACGGATTTGCTTTCGCCAGGTGAGTACACTGCCGGCGGTGACTTCCGGCCCATGGCTACGATACCTTATGCTTGCCAACCATGTGGTGCTTGGCGCTGTGGTGGGCTTTGAGGTGTTTCATGGCGTGGCCGAGGTGACCTCGGTTGCCGCCCTCGGCCATAGCGCCACCCTGGGCAACGACTTTGCCCTTCATGGTCCCGGAGTAGTCCTCGTCCTTCGAGTGAGCCGGGACGCCGACAGGACCCATTTTGGCCCCATGAGCGCTGCCATGCTTCGTGCCGCTGAAGTCCTCGCCCTTGGAATGTACCTTTGGGTCGCCTTTAGCCATGATAGTTGTCTCCTGGGTTAGGTCTGGTTACGATTTGCGCTTGCTGCCGTGGTAGTTCTTCTGGCCTGGAGCCGCGCCTTTACGGCGGGCAATCTCCCCGATGACGCCGCCGGGCACCCCACGGGCTTTGAGTTGGGCGGCTCTGCCGCCATGCCCCAGCTTGTTGCTTTTGCCCTCGAATGAGCCCGACTTCCGCGTGTTGGCCATGGGACTTGCCCCGAAGTTGTGACTTTGGATGAGTCTACGGGCGGCAGAGTATAAGGACAAGGGGGAAGTTGGGCCGGTGACCGGGTTCCGGGGCCGTGTGGGATCAGGCAAGCCATGGAGTCACGTTACTGTAGCGTGCCGATGGCTTACGGGTGGCTAAATGGGACCTCGCCCGAGCCAATGCAATGTCGGCAAGGCCCCCAGAGGGGCCTGGAGCACGAGTTTGAGACTGTCTACGACTGAACTTAGGTCTGTTAGCCGTGTCAAATGACGAGTGACCACGGCCCCGGACACAGGCCTGCCATAAGCCATGGCAAGTACTGGCTTATATAGGTGTTCCAACTGGCCTCGTGCTTCGTCCACATCCGTAAGTTTGCATTCCAGCACCACCAATCGCGTCCCGACATCAAGAATGACATCGGTGCAGCAGTGTCCGGGGCCGTTCCTATCGACGAAATAAAACCACTGGTTGTGCACCGCGCCCGGTATCGCCTTAGCGACGAGTTTCTCGTAGCGGAGGCCAACTGCTCGAACACCACGGGGGCGGCTACGCGGTATATGCAGTGGCCTAGGACACGGCTTTGCCTCACGGAGGCCGTCTATGATTCGGTGGCCGGGGCGGCGGCTAGGCAGCGGGCTTCTCCGGTGTCACGTCGATGATGCTAGCGCCATGTTCCGGTTTCTTGAACACGATGTTGATGTTGAGACCAGGCATCGGCCCCGTGCCATTGGAGCCGTTGCGCCCGGCAATAGGCGGCGCCACAGTGCGGTCGAGCAGAAGCTGGGCCAGTTCCATCAGTTCCCGGTTTTTGAACGACTCTGGATCGTCCTCCAGGCGGCGCTGGAGTTCGTCTACAGTGGACAGGCCAAAGGCGGCGAGCCGTGCGTGGACATCCAGGTACTGCTGCTTGGTCTGGCCCTCGTAATAGATGACCAGTTCCTGAAAGGCGGGGTCCTGCTTCAGGACCGAGACCCGGCTGGGGGTGTAGCCGGTGATCAGGGCACACTCCTCATTCGGGCGACCTTCGGCCAAGAGTCGGGCCAGCATGTGATGCGTATTACGCAACTTGACCAACTGCTGGCTTGCGACTGGCAACTTCGGTGCGGTCCACATGGCCTTGATGTCGGACTCGACCAAGTCCCGGCTGTAGACCATGGATAAAGGCGCGGGCTTCCGGCCACGGGCTGGGGGCAGCGTGATCCCAAGGGACTCCAGATCCAAATTAGCGACTAGCTCTCCCATTTTGGCCTCCTATTGGCCCGATGGGGCCGTGGGTCCGGGGCGTGGCGATTACCGCATTCTGTAACCCGAAAGTCACATATTCGCTCCGTTCCGCTGAGCCCAATATGGCATGGGCCGGGGCGGGCGTCAACAGCACGGCAAGTACAAAATGGCGGGGCGCGGGCACACTGTGGTCGGTCGGCGGGATTGTGGGTCAGACCTCAGTATTTTCGATAGTATTTGTGGGCCATACTATTTGACCACTGGTATCATTGGTGGTCCAGACAGTACTCCCGGTAGGACCCAAAAAGCCCATACCCCCGGCAGTTTCCTATGGGAAACACTGGACTATTCCAGCGCCCATGGTGCAGCCGCGCGAGGCGCAGCGAGGCAGTGGCCAGCCTGGTGGCATCGGGGCCGGGCGTAAGCCATGCCGTCGCGCCGTCCGGCCATGGCATTGTTCGACGCATGGGGGCATGGCCCGGCCCGACACCGTGACCCATGTCACGAGCCCGCTAACGCCCGACGCGGGGTTGCATGGCACCCATGCCCGGCCAATGCCCCATGAGTCCAGCCATGCCAACGGGGCTCATACGCCATGCAAAACGAGCATTGGTAATGGCATGGGACTCGTTTATATTCCATTGTGTCGAAGGGGCGTTGTGTACGGGATAACCCGCCGCGCCGAGTCCTTTGATCCGCCCGATGGGCGTCGTTGTTTTACATTGTCAACCGGCCAATTGCACGCGGGGCATAATGCGCCCGTGGCATTGGCCAAACTCATGGAGACTTATCATGGCGAAAGCCAAGTTCACGTATGATGACACGACTCATGTTGCCGTAGCATTTCCCGCCGACCTCGTGTTTGATTATGACGGGAAATACGTCATTGCACTCAATGCAATGACCGACGCGGCCAAGGTCCTGACCTATCTCGCGCAGCGGGGTTATGATGAAAACATGACCAATATCGCGGCGCTGGATAAGGACCGCAAGGCTAAGATGCTGAAAGACGTTCCGGCAGAACAGCACGATGCAACCATTGCATCGTGGATCGACACCCGCCGGACGGAAAAGGCCGCTGCCACGCTGGCCGGCGATTTCACCGTCCGCAAGGCGGTGTCGCGCATGTCACCGCTCGAAAAGGAAATGGACAAGCTGGCGAAGGCGCTTATCACAACCCAGTGCAAGGCGCATAACCGGCCCGTACCGAAGGGTGACGATATGGCCGCGACGGTGGCCAAGGTGCTTGCCGTTCCGGCCCATGCCGAACGGCTGGCCAAGGAGGCCGCGACAAACATCGCCGCACAGGCCGAATTGTCGGGCGCGGTTGATATTACGTCCCTGATCTAACCCCTACAACCCGGAAGCGAATTAAACCTCGCTTCCGGGTTTTTCTTTGCCCGCTGTCGGAACAAACGGGCAACGAACTGGCCGTTGCGCGGCAGAGTTTGGCTCGGGGGCCTGGCGACAGTTTCGCTGGCGGTAGTTTCGAACCTGAATAGATAGTTTCGGGTTATGTTTGGCGGCGATATCGCCCATACCGTTAACTCAACGTGCATCCCCGGAGGCTCCGGCTGTGGTGTTTGTGGGTCCGGTGCTGGTCCCATGTTCGATAATCGAATGTGGCCCCAGGTCCGAGTGTGCCAGTTGTTGGTTTGCCAGTGTGTCTCGTAGTCTCTCTGGTTCTAAAATTTTTTTTTTCTAGCGGACTCTGACAGGTGGCCCCAGCCTCGACCCACCCATACCCGTACCCCACCCCGAGGACTTGCCTA